CCTTTCGTGCTTTGTCGGGCCCCGTTTGTCGTCTAAGGTTACGCGGCAAATCAAAAGTTTGAGTTCCTTGGGCGGTAGTAGTAATTTGAATAAGAGCGCATTCGTTTTTTGTGAGGGCAATCATATCAGACTGATGCTCGATAAAATCAATCATTTTCGCTCCCGCACTTTGTTTAGGTTCCTCTACACTTCTCAAAAACCTAATGTTCGCAATAGGAATCCTCTTATTTTTTTGGAGAGTGTAAGATTCGTCCATGGCGCGGCTCGCAAAATAAAGACGCCTGTGGTCAAAATTGGCCTGTAACAGCTCATTCCCTTGGCGAATCCAACTGCTTGTTGGTTTTCTTAAAATAATATGGCGGTGATCTTTAAGGTTATATTGTACCTTATAAGACCGAAGGTCAGACTCATACTCCTCTGGCTTATCTAGTCCCACGTCAATAGTTTTAAGCTTTATGTTTTTTTGTTTGAAAGCCTCACTTTCGTTACATGCTTGCAAAAACTGAACCCCTCCGTTATAATCTCCACATATGGCCACAACGTTAAAATTCTCCAAACAAAACAAAAAATAATTAATATGATATTTAAGGGAGGTTCCTGACATAGCATAACCATGCACCAACGTTACCTTTTGCTCTTCAGGATGTAATTTTAAAATTTGAATTGCAAAATCATCCGAACTTTCGGTTTGAGCCCACGAAGGATCGAATGCAAGAATATACTTTTCACCTGCTTCACCCTGTACCTCCACAGAAGGACTCTCTCCGTCAAGAACTGTACATAGTGCCATTTTACTGGTTTTAAAATAACCAGAACTATCATCTGTAAAGAGAGCCCCAAATTCACGCTCAAATTGAGATTGGCTCATTGTTGATTTGGCTTGAGTAATTAAATTTTGGTCGTACAGCTGTTGTGGAGCGCAATCATAACTATACTGCATTATGCAACGCGAAGCCTTGTCCCTTTGTGTGGGCAGTGTTATCAGATGCTCAAAGTGAGTGTACATTTTATAAAGGTATTCAAACTTGTAGGAGGCAAACGATAATGCCACTAGTTTATTATTCGGCCATACATGGCGATCCTCCTCCGTCATCTTGTTATCTTTTATAAGGCGACTTTCTAATTTAAAAAGCTCTTCCCGTTGGGTGGGGTTTTCTACTACAGCCAAAAACGGAACCAGCACTTCGTTGTAAATTCTCTCGGGCATCAGCGCAAATTCATCAATAATAATTCTATGAAAACGAAACCCACGGAGTTTTTCACCATCACCTAACGGCAACGCACGAATGCGACTGGTTCCAATTTCCATAAGCCACTCATCATTGCTCTTTGATGTTTTTGTAATACATTGTCGAAAAAAAGCCGCCTCTGGTTTGGCGGCGACGTCTTCTATCTTCTTGAAAATCATTTTCGCCTGCCTAAAAGACTTTGATATTATTCCAATCTCCATCCCCTGATTTAACACTGCATCAAGGGCCGCAAAAATACCCGTTGTAAAAGACTTCGACATTCCACGGGCCCATACCCCCAGAAAATAATCAGTTTCGAACATCGATTTGATAGCGAGATGTTGAAAAGGAAAAAGCTTTATTCCTAAAATCAAATCAGCTGCAAACGTAGTGTTGTTCCTTAAAAATTCATAAAGAGCAATCTTGGCCTCCCTCTCTTCTATAAACCCACTGAGCTTTAGCAACTCTTCATTACTTCTCAATGTAGAGGTACGTCTGTTTTGATTGCCTTCTGTCCAGCTCATTTAGTATCTAAAAAATATTGCAAATCAGTTTGCCACATCTTCTTTCCGTGCAACAAAAGCAACGGAATTAACTCGGAAGCGTTTTCCCTGTTGCCTGCAAAAACAAACTGACACCTTCGGGAATATTCGTGGGAAATATCTTTGATTTGCCTTAGCGTATAATCCATGTTGGCGCGCCTATTAAAAAATTTATTTTCTTTTATTATTTTTTGAACGCTAGACTCTATAACGACAAAAAGATAACAATCCATTTCTTGAGCCCTCTCAATTTCCCTTTTGAATCTTTCTATATTATGTTTCCCTAAAGTGCCCTGCAGATCATTTCCGGATTTACGATCTACAAAAGTATAACTATAATAATTTTCCATTGCCGTATAGTCCCCCACCTCCAACTTAAGGCTTGTGGTGTCACACCCAAACTTCAAGGGTTTCTGTTCTCGTGTATCTACAGCAATAGTAAAATCAGAGGGGATCTCTTTTTTAAAAAACCCCTTTGGGAGGTTCTTGTTGTACAAAGGCTCGCACCCTACGGATGCACAGGCCGCATTATAGCTCCCAAAAAGCTTACGGTAAATAGGTAACGACGGCATGAATGAATTGGTAGTTTCCAAGTGAAACGGCCCATACTCCCTCTCCTTCCGAAGCTGTCGTCTTTCTAAAATTCTTAAGGCATATTTCTTAACCTCTTCTACAGAATATTCGGTACACCATTTGAGCAATTGTTGCTTGGTTGAAAAGTCTCTCTCAAAATATTCTTCAAATTTTTTAAAAGGAAGAGGGTCCCCTGTGAGCTTGTTGGTTCGCGGAAAATATTTAGTATAATAAGAAGCTAAATTCAAACCGTGTTGCTTCAGGTGTTTGTGTAAAGAACCTCGACTGGAAAATTCTTTCTTGCACTCTGCGCACGGAAAAACTTTGTTTACTACCCTTTCCATTATATAGCATCTTCCTTAGTAACCCCCAATACGCGGGCCTTCCAGTCGGACATTTTTTCTACTCTGTCGGCTTCTCTTTTAACCATCTTTTTTTGCATCTCAGCCATTTTTATCATTAACTTCCTTTCCTCTTCATCTTGAAAAAGCTGAACCAAAGAAATAATTGAAGCGTTTCTTTGCTCTTTGTTTGCCACCCTCTTGGCTCTTTCTCCATTTAATTTAGCAAGCATCTTGTCAACACGATTAATGCACTGATTGTATTCCTCCGCTTTTGTTTTAAGCATTTCGGTGAGCCTCATTGTTAAATCGTGTTGACCCTCCGTATCGTCAAACATTAAATTAAGTTTTTGTTTTTGTTGTTCGATTTCTTTAATATTCACATAATCCATGCATACATTAACATACAAATTTAATTCATCTGAGGTCAAATCGGGTTTATCCCACGTGCTCCGAATATACTCTGATTCAAACAGGTCCCTGCTCTGGCGCGTAATATAAGAACCTATAACCTGCACAAATCTTGGTGCATTTAAATAGGTTATCAATTTCTCTACACACTTTCTGTCTTGCATGTGTATTTTTTCTATTTCGAATTCTTTTGAAGCAACTTTGTTTAGTTTGCGGATAGCAGTAGATAGGATTCTGGGAGGAGTATATTTTTCTCCCGCCGCATCGTCCCGTAAACTAATTCCAGTGGGAAACTCCTTATTAATATGATCACATAAAGAAATAAATTTATCTGTTTCGGCAAACCCCTTACTCTCCGCATCCTTGGGCCACAAAAGCTGTCCTATTTCTTTTTTAGTCATCTCGGGTCCGTAGTGCAGTTTCACGAAAGACTTTTCCTCATCTGTTAAAAAATATTTGACCGCACGTTTTTTTACTTTGGTACGATAGTTCAAACCCCTATCTACCCAAAACGTTCTTAAGGCACGTCCACGTATAGTACTCCCCTTTTCATTGTCGTCATCAAACAATTGTTTTGTGGCCTCATTTAAGTCGCCTTCCAATTCAACAAATAGCCCTAGGCTTCGTTCTTTCTCCTCTTTTGTTAAAACGTATTCTTTCATTTGAAAAATATATCAGTTTCTGCACAAATTTTTTTCGCAATCTTTTTGTAGAAATTTTTTAAGTTCTTAATTTGTTTGTATCCAGCCTTCCTTCCCTTTTCGTTACTCTTGTAGCCTAATACACGCGCAACCACCTCTTCATCCACGTGGTCTATAAAAAGCATTTTGTAAATTATATAATGACGATCATTCAGATACCCTCTCATTGACAAGTGTAAATTTGTAATACCAGTATATATATTATAGTGATCTTCCGGAAGAGTCAACTGATCATAATGGTGGTGTTCTAAAGAAACAGGGATTTTTATATCATAGGCTTGTTTTCTAGTTTTTTCCCATTTTGCATACAAGTCACACTCGTCAGATTGGGTACCACTAGGAGTTACGGCGCAGAGGTTTGATGTTTGTCCGGCCCTCTGTTCACGAGATTGGTTGTGGGGACAACTAATACATGGGCGAGCAAAATTAGAATAATTATTCCTCAGAATATTTTTCATCTGATTGGAAATAATTTTATTTACCCATGGTTCAATGGGTCGTTCCTGATCCCATTGGTCCCACTTTTTATAAATATGAGCCCTTATGATTTGAGAGACGTCTTCGAAATCGAACCAAGCGATAGCATGAAGATGCCACCTATAAAATCTTTTCCTTATTTCATTATCGATGGTGTCGCATTTATCTTCATAAGTTTGTTTATTTTTCTTCTGGCGCACCACCGAAATATTTAGGGTTTTGACGAGAACTTGCACACTCTGCTCGAGACTGGGTCTCCAAGTCTTTCTTGTTCTTGAACATCTTTTTTTGTCTTTTTTTACCTTCAGTAGGATAGCTCAACTCCTCTGGGTTCATAGGGTTGTTCACTAAACTCTCAAAAGTCACCTTTTGATTGGGTACTTCGATCTCATATTCTAAACGAGAAATATCTGGCACGTAATCATCTGTAATCACAGAACCCTCAGACTCCTCTTTTGACT